GCACGAAATTATTTGGCGTTTTTTTATTCACTTTTAGGTCGCTCATATTCTTCGTCAAGAAATTCTTCTCTCATTTTAATGCTTGAAGCGAATGAAGTTAAGCAACCATTTAAATAATCAGCCAAAACATAAGCTGGAACATCTAAAGTTTTATTGAGGTCGCATTTTGCGACCAGTTCCTCCAAGCCCTGAATAAATGCGACTTCGTTTTTTGCGTTTTTTTCAATATATTTGTCTAGATCGTCTTTCTTAACTTTTTCTTTACAATTCCTTCTCCACAAAGCTAACAAGTTGTCCATCTCTATGGCAAAGTCTTCGTGATCTGACTCTAAGGAACCGCAAACCTTGTTATATTCTTCGTGGCAAGAGGGGCAATAATAATACGGAAAATCTTCAGTGCTAACGTTAGACCAAGGCTCATAGTACTCCTTTATGGAACAAGTCTCGCAAACTGGATTATTGCAACCATAACAATACTTGTCAGATTCATTGTTGGCGCAAGAGCAGGAGACGCATTTATCTTTTTTATTTGTCATTTTAAATTTTTAGTGCGGGTGTTTAAATTCATTTTTAGGTCCAAAGATCTAAATAGTGTTCTGCGAATAACTTGAGTCCTTCTTTTACTTTCTCGTCGTGTTCTTTTAGGGGAGAAAAATCCCATTCTCTTTTGTCTAGGTGTTTATATTCCACACTACCATCATCATACTTTATCATGTTGCAGCGTGAATCCCAGTTCTCTGGTTTTATTGGCTCTGGGGGGTCGTCTTGGTTTTCGAAGCTCCAAATAATTTGATCTAAGATGCCTTGCCACTTTTTCATTCCGTATTCATGACGTACTTCCCAATTTTTATCGTAATCTGGGTTATCCCCTACGAGAATGTGAGATGTGTCAAGCTCATTGTCTTCTATAAGTCCAGCGGGGAAGCCATTAGCTTCTTTTTTGAGCTGTTTCAAGCGGGGAACCATCCATTTTGCAGAAGCATGCCTCAAGTTCCGCGCTTCTTCACGAGGAAAACCAATAGTTAGTTTTTGGTACTGTTTCTTAAACCAATATTTAACATCTCTAAACCGCCAATAAGGTTTGAGGTAAAACCAAAGCTCATACCAAGAAGCTGGTTTGAAATCGCCAAACATTTTATCGACGACTTTTTCTTCGACTATTTTTCTATCTTCCATCAGTCAA